GATTATCCTGCCGATCAAATTCTTAAAGTATCTGATGGTGATTGGAGAATTGAAAGATACTTGGCAACATATTTTGATGAGAATACTTACAAGTTTATAGGCAAAACTATCAAAGGTGCTGAATCTGGTGCCGAAGCATTAGTTGAAGATGTTGTAAGACGAAACATCCGTGGTAGAGATATGATGCAAATCCTTTTGAGTAACATCAAAGGGACTTTTGGTCATTTAGAACCAATAAGAATAATCACTGATCTTTCGTCAACGGGGCATGCTCCTATCGTCGAGGCAGGTATCAGCGAACTTTCGATCATATCCCCAGGTGCTGAGTATAGACTCGGTGATATTGTAAATTTAGTTTCCTCTGTAAAGGGATTCTTCGGTAAGGTCGTTGTATCAGGTATTGCTGATCAAGGTGGTGTTATTGTATTTAACTTGAATGATGGTGGTTCTGGATACACCTCTTCAACGCAAGGGACCACAGACATCTTGATCGCTGGCGGTGATGGTGACTCTCCAGCAAGTTTTACCATCGCACCGACCGACCTAACAGATACGTTTACTATTGCTACGTGCAGAACCTTGGTAGGTGGCAACAATATATTTGGAAGTCTTTCTCCAACAATAACTTTTGCAAATACCTCGTCTGGTCAGATTAATACTTTTGCTGATATGGTTCTGTCTAGTCCTAATTTTGGATTTCCAGAGTCTGGCGAAATTGTTGGTAATGCAGACTTTAGGGATCACGCAAATGCAGTTTTAAGAATTGCAAATACGCAAACAATTAAGGTTGGTGATTCGTTATATGGATTAACTTCTAGTGCAAATGCTACGGTGTTATCAATTGTCGACAATACAGCAAGTAATACAGTTGTTAGAATAGACGGTTATAAAAACTTTTCGATTGCATCTGGTGGCGAGTCAATTCGTTCTATATTTGCTAACAGTTCTGGAAATACTGTTGGGACAGTTATTTCTTTCTCTGGCAACACTATTGGTTATCACGTATTGTCAATCGGTAATGTTGCTGGTCAAGCAATTACAGCAGGACAAGAACTTGTTGGGAGAACATCTAACTCATTTGGCGTAATTAAATCTGTTATATCAGACACTGCAAATGGATATAGTCGTGAGGCAGGTGGGGCAGACGACAGAAATCTAGTAATCGTACAGGTCACAGCAAATACAACCGCAAATGTTACAAGTCAATTTGTCACTGGTCCCTTAAAACCATTCGAGGCAACTGAGGGGTTGAGGATTGTCGGTGCGAATACCACTGTCGGTAATGTAGTATCGACGACATCTAATACATCAATAGAAAACATTTACTCCACTTTAAATGATTCCATACTATTCACTTCTGGATCTTTTGGTACCATTGGACAGTTGTCTAGTATTGTTGGTGGAGAAAACTTTAGTGTCGCACCGACAGTTAATGTGATAGATAGAGATATATCATCTCTTGGTATCGGAGAGCAGTATGTCACATTACAATCTGATGATGTTAATTGGGGGACGGGCAACAGTAGTTTCACGTCACTTGACACTAATGATAGAATAGTTCAAAGTTCTTCTGGTGCATCTGGAGATGTTAAAGGTGGAAGAGCACCTAATACTCCAATCTCAGTAGATCAATATGCAAACGGAACATATGAAATGACTGTTCGTGTCTGGCAAGATTCTCTTCAGCGTGAACCGGGGAATGTTCAGTTTGCAAATAATACAAACGTTACGTTGACAATTTACGATTCATCATATACTCCAGGAACTCCAGATACGAGAACCTCTGTTGATTCTGGAACTGCAAAGATTGTTCGTATTACTGACGAAGGCATACTCGGAAAGAATGCTGTCATCGGAGCAACTGTTGGTGCAAACGGAACAATTACTAAAGTTCGTGTAATTGATTCTGGATTAGCATATAGACAGGGCGAGATAGTGACAATTGAATCTACTGGAAGGGTCAATGCATCTGGTGGTAGTGGTAGAATCACTCTTTCTGGTGTTGCAAATGGTCAGGGTTACTATGCTACAACGAGAAGTCATTTGGATTCTTTGCGAGGGTTTATTCAGGATAGTGAATTCTATCAAGAGTATTCTTATCAGATTGTGTCTCCAATTTCTTTGGGAAGATATCGTGATTATGCATTGAAGTTAGTGCACCCTGCTGGACAAGCACTATACGGTAAGTATAGAACACAATCTAATGCTGATGTTAACATTACAGTGACAGCGAATAATGCGACAAGATTAAAAGGTGTTGGAACAGTAGCAATTAATAACGGATCATTTAATGTTGTGGGAACAGCAACGAAGTTAGACGACATTTATTCTAACAATTCTACACTTTATATTGAAACTACTCCTAGAACCTTCTATGCAGTTCCTATAAATATAGTGTCTAGTAACACTTCGGCAAACTTAACAATTGCTTGGTCAAACACAAGTTTAACCAGTGCAAACATTTACTATTATAACGGAAGCATATAAAAATGGCAGTCTATAGATATCCGACAAAAGATTTATCTATCAACAATGCAAAGGCATTTGTTGCTGCATTGAGTGCAGCAGATAGTAGAAGCACCAAAAACTCTGTTGTTCTTTATGCCGCAATCGGTAACAACTACGAGTATCCAAACGAACCTACTCCAATCTCCCCTGCTGATAATGAGCAATATTTGCAGTACGAAGCACATAGAGAGTTTATTGGTGCGAAAAAAATAACGACAAGTGATGTCAGTCACGTTGTTCCAAGGTATGATTGGAGTAGTGGTACAGTTTACTCAATGTATCGTGATACTGATGAAGACATGTATGAAAGATCATACTACGTTCTAACAAATGAATACAACGTATATAAATGCTTGTATAATAATAAAGGTGGCACTTCTACGGTTAAACCGACAGGATTTTCAACTGACGCATTTACTACATCTGATGGATATACGTGGAAATACATGTATACAATTTCGTTGGGAGACGCAAACAAATTCTTAACTACATTACATATGCCTGTTAAGACGATCACGACAGGTGATGGTTCAACAGAATCTGACAGACAACTTGCTGTTCAGAACGCAGCAGTTAATGGGGCAATCGAGATTTTAGAAACAGTAAACATTGGTTCTGGTTATCATACTGTTGCAAATGGTGTGGTTGAAGCAGGAGGGAAGAGTTCAGTTAGACTGAGTGCTACTGGAGATAATCCCCCATCACCTCTAGATAATTTCTACAATGGTGCATCAGTATACATTATTTCTGGAACTGGAGCAGGACAATTAAGAAGAATTATTGATTACGATGGTTCTACCAAAACATACACAGTAAACACAGCATTTGCTACTGTTCCAAATACTGACTCTAGAGTTATAGTTTCACCAACAGTTACAATTATTGGTGACGGGGTTGGCGCAAAAGCATATACTAGAGTTATTGAAGCAACTGGTGCGATATCAAATATCGCAGTGATTGATACAGGAAGTAAGTACACGAGAGCAAAAGCACTGATCACATCAAACAATATTCACGGAACTGGAGCAACAGCAAACGTTGTTATTTCTCCTGTCGGTGGTCATGGTTCTGATCCGATCAGAGAACTTGCTGGCGACAAGATTATGTTGAATGTTATCTTTAATGGTAACGAGGGAGTTTCTGCGAACGGTAATGGTTACATCCCATCTAATACAGAATTTAGATCAATCAGTATTCTTAAAGATCCTGTACTAAAAGTTGATTCGAACAATAATACTGTTGCTGTTGAGAGTATTGCAAATACGTCAAACTCTCCCAGCACATTAAGGTTGACTGATAGATTAACAATTTCCTATAATCAGATGGATGGTTCGACTCCAATTAATCCGTTAGTCGTCAGAGATATTATAACTAATAAGAGAAACCTTTTACGTGCAAGATCTGGCGCATTGGAGTTTATTACGGAGTTATCTCCAACACAAAGAAACACTGATGCACTGAAGAAAGCACTACACGCAGCAAATGCAAATATTGTATACATTCGTGACGATGAGACAGTTTCCGACCCATCCTTCTACACAGTTTATATAAATAGTGTTGAGAGTTATGGCGATTATCCAGCATTCACTAAAGATGATGTTATATTGAAGAGTACTGCAGAAACGGAAATTGCTACAGTGGAAGCACTAAAGGGACCAGAAGCAAATACGTTCTCAGGACAATTACTGTATGCAGAGAATGTTCAGGTTGTTGAGCGAGACGTAGATCAAACAGAAGACATCAAAATCATTTTGGATTTTTAAAGGTAGATAAATGGCAATTAATACAAATCTAAATCAAAGTCCTTACTTTGACGATTTCAATGAAAATAAGAACTTCCACAGAATTCTTTTCCGTCCCGGATATTCGGTTCAGGCAAGAGAGTTAACTCAATTACAATCTATTCTTCAGAATCAGGTTGAGAGATTTGCTGGAGAAATTTTCATTGATGGCACTGTTGTAACTGGTGTCGGACTAACCACAGACGAAATCAGTTTTGTCAAACTAAGAGATAAGGATGCTAACAACCGTGTTGTACTTCTGACGGACTTCTACGAGAGTGGGTCAGTTGCCAACCTAACAATCACTGGTGCAACGACGGGTGTGACAGCAAAACTTGTGACTGTCACTGAAGGTTCTGAATCTGCGGCACCAGACTACTTAACAATCCATTGCCATTATACAAACTCTGGTTCGAATAATACAACTAAAACTTTTGCTGACAATGAGGTTCTTCTCGTAAGAAGAAGTTCTAATAGTCAATATTTTGTTGCAGCAAACACTATTGCGGCAAATTCTACTGGACAAGCATTAAAGGGTAATATCACTGACGGTGTAATTTACCACAAAGGACATTTCATTCGTTGCCCAAGACAGTCAACGATTATTGGCAAGTATACAACGAGACCAAACAAGAAACTAGGACTCAGAACAGTAGAAAGCACTGTAGATTCTAATCAAGATTCTTCTTTGTTAGACAATGCTTCTGGTGCTACAAACTTCTCTGCCCCAGGTGCTGATCGTCTTAAACTCAATCCAGTTTTAGAAACATACGATCTAACAGTTGCAAACACAGATAATTTCTTCATTATCGCAACCATTACTGATGGTTCTATTGAGCAAAGAAATACTGATACGGTATATTCAGAAATTGGTGATTTTATTGCTGAAAGATTCCACGATACAACTGGAAACTATGCAGTAGAACCATTCAATATCCGTGTCCGTGAGCACCTCAACAAGACCAACAGTTTGGGTAGATATACCGCTGCAGAAGGTGGAGACTCTAATCTTTTGGTTGCTGAAATCGAAAAGGGTCGTGGATACGTTAATGGTTATCCAGTAGAATTAAAAGGATCAAAATACTTAAACTTTAACAAAGCAAACACAGTCTTTGCTAAGGACGCATTATCAATCGGTCAAGCATACGGGGCATATGTTTATGCTGATCAGGTCGTTGGAACTTGGGACTTCTCTAACCTAAAGACTGTAACGATTCGAGACGCAAAGCAAAACGGTATTAGTGGTAAGAACTTTGGTGCAGCAAGTTCCAGTGGTACACAAATCGGTACTGCAAAGGTACGTGGTATCCAATGGCACTCTGGCACACCAGGGACATATAACGGTAGATTTAGAATCTACTTATTTGACATACAAATGAACTCTGGCAAGTCTTTTGCTGATGCACGAGGTCTGTATATCAACAATGCTTCTGGTCCAGACTCACTTGCCAACATCGTTCTTGAGTCTAGCGGTGATGCAAAGATACAAGAGCAAGGACTTTCAAGTCTTGTATTTAAACTTGGTCAAAAGGGTACTAAAACCCTTAAAGATGCAAGTGGTACAGTCGACACAAGATTTGTTGTTCGAAAGAGACTATCTGCAGTTTCGTTTGATACAGCGGGATCTGCATCATACGGTGTAGGTAACACACACCCAGGTGGTTCGGAAGCAATCAATGATACTGGTTCTCCGATAACTAACGTTGATGAGAGAAACACATTAATTATTTCTACATCAGCAACCACCACTACTGCACACACTGGTTTCATTGATGACATCAGTGGAAATACCATTCAAGGTAGTGGAACAACATTCCTATCGACATATCAAGTTGGAGACATGATACAAATCGTTGATGGTGGTAACACATACAACGAGCGAATCTCTGAGATTACTAGTGATACGGTATTGAAGGTTTATGACACTATAGCAGTTACACGAAGTAGTGCAACACTACCACACAAGACATCTTTCCCAACTGGTTATC